TGTGTATTTATACTTTCGTGTTTCTTTTCTATCTGATCTTCGTTTAGTTCTTGAAGGTTCTTGATGTATTTGCTTTGACCATCTATTTTAGTTTTAGCAATATCTATTTGATGGTTTATATCAGTTAACTCTTCTCGTATCTTTGCATTTCTTTCTTTCAATAACATATTCATCTTGGAGAATATATTAATATCTAATAGGTCCTCAATGACCTGCCTTCTTGACCATGCTGGTAATTGCATGAAAGGTACGAAAGAACTGGATCCAAGAACCACAACCTGATGAAAAGATTTGTGATTTAGTTTTAAAATATTTTGTTCTAGGTATTTTTGATAATCACGAACATTAGATGCTTGATTAATTAGATTACCATTCTGCCATATCTCAAACTTATTTGGTTTAATACCACGAACGATCTTGAAAGATGAACCTCCAATATCGAACTCAATTGTCACCAATGACCCTTTGCCATTGATCGAATTTATTAATTGACCTTTATTAATATCTCTATGTGGCTTACCAAATAAACCAAAAGATAGTGCATCAAGTAGAGTAGATTTACCAGCACCATTCTGACCGATAATCAAAGTGGTTGGTGTTCTATCTAATTCAATTCTAATAGGGTCATTACCGGTGGAAAGAAAGTTCTTCCACTCACATGATTTAAAATGTATCATACAACTTCCAGATTCTGTGCTTCAGTATATAATTTTCTTAATTCGACTTTGATATGTTCTTTGTCTAAATCAGTATCAACTGCTTCTACATAGGAATCTAAAAGTTCTGTTGTATCTTCTAGGGATATTTTCTCGTCATTTACGCTGTCTCCCAGATACTCGTCAAAGCTTTCTGCTATCTTTAGTTCGTATGTATCTATGCTTTGTAGTCTATCAATAAACTTATCAAACATATACAAGTCATTTTTATTTATAACAATTAATTTAATAAATTGTTTTGCAAATCGTGATACATCGACCTTATCATAATCAGTCTTTGTATCATCATACACAACCTTTTTAAAGATTGTTATAGGGTTTCGTATTGCTTCTATTTCTCTTGTCTCTGTATCTAATACATGAAAGTATTTTGGATCGTCAACATCGGCCCAGGTCATTTCAAATTGAGCACCAAGATAGTGAACATTATCTCTACTTGATTTTGTATGAAAGTGGCCACTCAATACAGATTCAAACCTTGAGAATACGTCGGCATTCATACCATGTGGATTCGGCATCCCTGGCATCATATCAAAACCTTTTAACTCAAGATGAGCTCCAAGAATAGATGCGTTACACTGCATTGCCCACTTAGTATATTCTTCATAATTAGATTTATTAATCCAAGGTAACACTGCAACTTTACAACCATCGTAATCTAATACAGTTGGTTTCATACAGATGTTTACGTTAGAAGTAAAATAACCTAATAACTCTTTAAGAGAACAAAGTTCATTTGTATTCTTATAATAGACATCATGGTTGCCTGGAATAATATCCATTGACATACCAAGTTCTTTGAGTGGTTCTAAGAAATGCTTACGATTCGTATTCAGTGCTTTAAAATTAACAAACTTTCTATGTTCGTAATAATCACCTAGATGTAGAATCTGTTTTATATTATGCTCTTTACAATAAGGAAAGAATACCTCTGTATAAAATCTTCCTTGATAGTCTAAGAATATATCTGACGAATTCCTAGTACCACAATGGGTATCATTTAATATGGCTATCTTCATAAACTCATTCTCAGTTTTCTTAATTGCCTTCTTACCATAATCTCTTGTCTACGATAAGCTCTTTTCAATAACATTCTTTTTTCTTTTCTTTTCAGCTCTTTCGGAAACCTTTTCTTTCTCCGTCTGATCTGATACTCTCTTTGTTTACTACTTAGTTTTTTCATAGAATAACTCTAACTTTTCTTTTTTCTTTTCTTCTTTTGCAAATTGTTTTATAGCCGTATCTTTGTGTCTGATCTGACTAATTCTTTGTCTCAGTGTATCGACATAGGCTGCAGTTTCTTCAGCACCCGCTTCGTCCATACCCATAGCAACAAAATCATCTATACCCATCTTCTCAATGAATTTAAATTTAATATCTTGTTGTCTCTTTTCTTTTGTTATTCTTCTTATAAACGCGAAGTAACATATCTGAGTAAAATATGAAAAAGCATTTGGCTTTCCAGTTCTGGTCGCAGTTTCTATATTGTAATTACCAATCGCTCTTAGGCAATTCTCTACAGCATCCATAACCATTTCTTCTCTATATGTATATCGAACAAAGTTTGGTCTGTGAGATAACCCTTCAGCTATCTTGATAAAACATCTTGCTATATAATCTGTAACTTTTGGAACTGTCGTATCATTTGCTTTTGCATCTCGACATTCAACTGCATAATCCATGACAGCCTGCGAGAACTCTTTATTATTCACGTAATGTGGTTTTTCTTTTGGTTTAATAGACATTTATATTCTCCATAATAATCTAATATTATAACACAGTTTTAGTTAAAAGTAAATAGAAATATTTAAATAAAACCGTTTACATATCGCGATTTCTGTGATATAATAATAAAGTCACCTGGGGTGGAGAGAATATAATTAATGTATAATCTTATCTTCTTTATCATCTAGTGGTACACCTTCTTCAGCATACTTCTCAGTCAATCGCTGTTCATAGTCTGCAAGTATTTCTTCATCGCTCTTATGACTTGGAGTAACCACCGGCGGTTGACTTAGTACATATTTAACGTAGGTATCTTGTACCTTTTCAGCGATCGGAACATGTTGCAAAACGTGATCTTTCATTATCTTAAATGTTTTAGCATTTGAAAATGGAAACCAAGGTGCGAAAGAATATCCACCTAGCATAGTATTATTAATTGAAACTGGTCTTTCTAATATCCAGCTACCTTCAATCTTTTGCTGAACTAAGGCTATGATCTCTTCGCCATTTGTGAGTTTAAAATGCCTTATATTCATTTTACTATTATCCATATATCTATTTATAAATTATAATCAAACAACTTGTAATTAAACTTCTCTTTAGAGTATATTTTAATTCTCTCAGCTGCGTGTTGTAGTGTGTAATTTTTTCTGGCCTTCCAATGTAGATCATCTGCTATATCATATACATTAGTATCTAAACCATCATTTGATTTTCTAAGACCTCGGCCTATACTTTGTAATACTCTTATTTGACTTTTAGATGGTGAGGCGAATATTATATTATGTAATCTTTTTATATTAATACCTGTAGAAAAAGTACCTATTGAAGCAACTATAATAGCATCATTTTCTTTCTCAGTAATGGCTCTTATTTGTTCTCTTGTATCAACATCTGTCTCGCCAGAAACGTAAAATAACTGTCTTTTACCCTTGGTATTACTCATCTTTTCTTCAAGAAGGGCATACAGGGGCTTACCGTGCTTCTCAACGTACTGAAATAAGAGTAATGTATTACCTTCACGGCATGTTTCTAAGGCTAATTGTGATATAAATGTATTACGATCTGGATATTTAACTATGAAATCTAACTCATCTTGATACTTTTGTCCACTCATCATCTTACATATTTCATCTTTATACTTCAATAAACATATCTTTATCTTTAATTGTGATAGATCATTACTATCCATGAGTTCTTTTGTGGTAGTAACTTTAAACACTGGTCCAAATAAACCTTCTAATACTAACTGATGAGTCTGTGTACCATCTAATGTACCAGTTGTTCCTATTCTATATTGAGCCTGAGTACATTTCTCCATAAGAGTTGTCAATGATTTAGCTTTAAAATTATGGGCCTCGTCACCTATAACCATACCAAATTCTTGAAACCATTGTTGAGGTAATTTATAAACTGATTGCCATGTACTAATAATTACCCTTTGGTTTATATCAAACTTCTCACGGCCTGAGTATATCTTATGACAATGATCTTCTACATTCCAACCATCTTTCGTAGAATAATCAGCAAAGTCTGAATACATCTGTTCGACTAGAGATGTGGTTGGTACAATAATCAATATTCTTTTATTATAGAACTCTAAGTAATATCTTATTGCAAGATATATAATTAAACTTTTACCTGAAGCGGTCGGTGATAATAATAACGATTTAGTTTCTGTAAGGGCTTTCTTTAATGCACTGATCTGATAATCTCTCGGTATAATCTTATTACCACCAGCAGTTAAATCAATATCTTCTAAGAATGTATCTATATCGTGATCTAGTGTTTCATCTACTAAACCATCAGTGACTATATTATAATCTCTTATCTCACAAAATTCTTTTAGATATTTAAATAAACCTGTGTATAGGCTTTTCTTTCTTTGGTCAAATAATCGTATCTTACCATCCCACATACGATTACGATAGGCAGGCATAAATTTATAACCTGGCACAAAGAAACAAAAATGTTCTGATAATTCTCGCTCGACACTAGGTTCACATTCAATAGACATGAATGCTTCATTGAGCTTTTTGATAACCAATGTTTCCATTAGATTCCGCTAGTAAACTTTCTCCACTCTATCATGTTCTTAATATTCTGATGTCTCCATTTAACGTTCTCTAGTATTTCTTTAAGAACACTACATATCTCTTCAGTATATTCTATTTTAGCTTTAGCCTCTTGAATAATAGGGTCTGAATCATAGTAATAATCCATATCACTTTTTAATACTGTGAGACCTCCGAGAGGATCATAGTCCCACCCTTTTTCCTCAATATCTTCTTGCGACATCTTGCCATTATAATGCAACCATTTGTCTTTAAGTAGTACCCTAAATTCAGCTTCTTGTTTTTTCAGTCTTAATTTATTAACTGAATATATTTCTAGGTATTTGCCATGAAGCTTAGCAGAGTCTCGTGAGGATTCATCGAGCGCCATTTCGTCTATAATGGAATCTTTTTTCCACATATCTAATATTGTTTGTAAATTATTCATAGTATATATTATAACACAGTTTACACAAAAAGTAAACTATTATTTAATTTCAAATGATGTGTAAGAGAATGTTATATCAGATTGTGCATAAGCAAAGTCTGATTGTGCATCAAAAGAAACACCACCTAAAGATGTTGGAAATATTCCTTTAAAGCTTATTTCTTTTGCAACATTATTATGTGAGTTTAATATCAATAGAGTACCATCTTCTTGGAATCCTTCAGCATCACCTTTTTTAATTATATTATGCATCCAATCAAATGTCTCTACGTAATTTTCCATATTCTCTAATAGATTAACTCTAAGTGTTAGATCACTAAATGTTAATGTATCACCGGTGTATTTCACATTCACACCTCGGAATGGTTGTTCTGATACATTCACACTGACATCTGGTAAATTAGCTGATACACAAAAGTATTCTAGGTTTGGATAGGTATCACTATTAATTTTGAATTGAAACCCTACTGGGCTTAAAAAGTTTTTGTTTGTTGTTAATGTAGCCATATATCTATTTATACAAAAAAGAAAGGGGAACCGAAGCTCCCCTTAAAAAATCTATGAGTTATAGATTATGACTTCATCATATCGTCGACTCTAAAGATTCTGTAGTATTGGTTAGCTCTGTTAGCTCCAACACCGTCTACTGCTACGAATGGGTTAGCAACCATACCATATCTAGTTTTGAAACCGATTCTTGGTTGGAAGTCATTCTCACCCACTGCTTTAACCATTGTTAAAGGAACGTAAGGACAATAGAACATACCTGCGTCATAAGGGTTTGCACCTCTATAACCTACACATACAAAGTCTCCTGTTGCATATGGGTCTATGTATACTTTAACTCTACCGTTAAGAACACCAGCAAATGTATTACCTGTGTCGTCAACATTCAGTGCTACTGAAAGAGCTGGAGTATAATCTAAAAGACCAGCTGCAGCTAAAGCTGAAGCAACATCACTTGAACAAAGGATAAAGTTACCTTTACCTCTTCTTGTTTCTTTAGCGATTACGTTAGCTTCTCTTTCGATCTGCATAATTAATCCTTTAAATTTCTCAACCATCCATCTTCCGTCTGAATCTGTTTGTAGGTCAAAAATACCTTTAACAGCCAAGTTTGACTGTTTAGCACCAATGATAGCTTTTGTTAAAATTGTTCTAACAACTTCTCTGTTGATCTCAGCTAAGATTTCAGCAGAAAGAATGTTAGCCAATTCACCTTCAGCATCCAACCCGTGGATTGCTTTAAGGTCTTGAGCTAATTCCATTGTGTACTCAGCTTTTAAAGCTCTTGACTTAGCAGTCACAGTTGACTTCTCGATTGAGAATGCCATCTCACCGAAAGAACCATCACCGGATTCACCGACTCCTAATCTTTCAGCATCTGCTGTTGCAAGACCAGCACCAAATGTTGATACTACGTCTGCTTCATCAGAAATATCTGCACCTGCATCTCCTGAGTCAGATACACCTACTAGACCTGTTGGATCTGCTTGGTGAGTACCTGTTCCTGAGAAGTCAGTATCAGCTTCATTGTAAAGCGCTTCTGTTCCACCTTGTGTGGAATATCTTGATTTCATTGCAAAGATAAGTCCTGTTGGACCACTCATTGGCTGTACGCCAGCGATATCATAAGCAATTAAGTTAGGCATTGCTCTTCTAACTAAAGAAATTAAAACTGGGTCAAAGTTATCAATCCCTGAACCTGTTTTGTTAGCTGCAGCTGCTTCAGAAATAAAATTTCCTTGCACCTGAGCTCTTTCTTCTCTTAGAGCAACTTCCTGGTTTTCTAATAGTCTAGCTGTAACAGCTTTTCTATAACGATCCTTGATTTCAGGTGCACTGTCGTGCTCTAAAACCGGACCCCATTTTTCCATTAAATTTGCGTCTGCATTAAACATTTTTAGTTTCCCCTATATGTTTATTATTTAGTATATTTAGTTATAGCTTGTGTATAAGCGCTCATAGTATCTGAAACGTCGACATCGACTGTTCCTTCACCTAAGAGACTATCTGCTTCATCAGCTTGAGTAACAACACCATCTTTGAAGTATGATTCTTTAACAGTTTTTACTTTGACATCAAAGTTATCTCTGTTATCGTATTCAATATCTTCTACTAATGATGATAATTTCTCAGCATCTGTATCGACAAGCCCTACAGAATTTTCTCTTACTACTTCAGCTTTTTCAAAGTCTTGGACTTTCTGATGTAGATCAATATTATCCTGAGTTGATTTGTTAAGATTTTCCTCAAGCTCATTAACTTGTTCGTTGAGTTCATCAACTAAGTCAACTTTACCTTCTGGAACATCAATATAGTGTTCTGTGAACACCTTTTGAAGTGAAGCCATAAAGTCTTCAGCAATTTCAGTTCTTAAACCTGCATTTACTGCCACTTCATGCTCTGACATCCATTGTTCAACAACATAGTTCAAGTAGCCATCTACTTTCTCTACGATGTCTTTTGTCATATCAGAAACTTCTTCTTCTAAGTTACTAGCATATTCGCCTTCTAGTCTATCAACTTCCTGAGTTAGTTTAGATGTTAACACTGCTTCAAAAATTGCTCCTGCCTTTCCTCTGAATTCATCGGATAGCGTAGCTTCTTCTTTAATCAATGCATCTAAATCTTCATCAAAATCTACTGACTCAACTTTAGCCTTAACAACTTCACCATGGTCATCACCAACCTTACCGGCTTTTGGATCCTTTGCTTTCTTGACTTTTTTCATTGCGTCATCTGCAGATTTGATAGAATCTTCCTCAGATGTTTCGTCGACTTTAATCATCTTAGCGAATAACTTCTGTGCGTCTTCTTTCCTAGCTTTCTTTAACATTTCAACAGCTGCTTGAATTGTGCCTGCTTTAGTTTTCGGAATAGTTACTTGAGGTGCCTCTTCTTTGATTTTACCTTCAGTTTCTTCTTCTTCCTCTTCGTCATGCATTTCTTTCTTAGCTGCAGCTTCTTCAAGATTCTCGTCAGCTTCCTCGTTCAAATTTTCATTATCTACGATTCCTTCTTGACTCTCCTCTTGGACTACTGCATCTGTTGCTATGTCTTCTGCTAGTTCTGAATTTCTAACATCTTCTGACATTTTTATTCTCCTATCTTTGAGAGTTTATTTTAGAGAGGAAATTTTTGAAAGCTCTAATCTCTACCTCAGGTAGATTATTTTTTGTAGTGCTTTTTATTTCAGTCTCAATTAATTCAATATCTTGTTGCTTAATAATACCATTGTCCCAAACCCACTCAACACCTTCCATTATTCCATTAACAAAAGCTGAAGGTGCACTTGGGTCTTGAACTATATCAACAGTAGCTAACATAAAATCGTTACCTACATGTTGGGTACCATTCTTTTGAACAAGACTTCCCATACCACGACTTGATACACCAAGCTTAACTCCACCTTCAAGTAGACCTTCTACGATCTTACCCATAGGGGTTTTA